CAACAATAAATTTAACCACAAAACAAAGTTTATATAATTTTTATGAAGAAAGAAGTAAAAAATATGAAAAACAATTTTTAACGGAAGGAACAGTAAATTATGTTGAGTACGATAACGAATTGTTATATAACCAAACAACATCAATGTTAAATACCCCATATTTTGTTAACTCAATTTCAAAAGGGGTTGAAAATTTTAGAAATAGTAATTTATATCCTTATAAAGAAGCCGCCTATTTGTTTTTAAATTCATTACCACTAACAACTTTAAGGGAAAAATATAAAAAACTTGACGGTACCGCAACAACTGATTTGGATTATATGTTTGCCACTTTTAAAAAATTTGGGTCAGTACATAGATTACCATACGCTTGGGTTTTAAAGTACGGATCAATATGGCACAGATATAAAAGTTGGATTGATAATGGATTTGATTTTATGACAACCCCTTGGGATAATTTTGACTACACAACAAATTTTGACCCAATAACTCAAAACGTATCAAAGATATATAACTTATCTGGATACACCACAGTTACAACCGCTAATACCGAAGTATCGTTACAAAGAGATATTACATCAGGATTTTTAACTGCAACTCAAATGAATGTAGGGTTTTACCCAAAACTTATTAATGATTTGAATGTTTTTTATAATGGGTTAACCCTATTTGAAAACTATACTGATTTAGAAATACAAGAAAATATTGACAGTAAAAAATTGTATTTAAATTTATCCGATAACTCATTAATGAATTATGATTTTGGGTTTGATGATGCGGACCCTAATAGAGCTTTAAAGATTTCTACGTTATCAACAATGATTAAGGAGGATTCAGGATCAAATTATTTTATTACCCCATCATTTGGATCTAGTTTTAATCAAACAAAATATGAATGTTTTAGTGGTCCACAAGGTCAAGAAAAATTAAAAGTTGAGGTAAAAAATAATCCTGCGGTTTTTAACGGATCTGTTAGAATGTTTTGGGCGTTACCAAATTACGGGTATTTTGATAATAATAGATTAGGAATTAATTCACCAGATGAGTACCTAAAAAGTATTATTCTTGATGAGTCAAAACAACAAAACTTTTTAATAGACGGAGACGTTACAAAATATACAAAAATAGACGAAATATTTTCTATTTTTGAAAAGAGAGTTTTAGATTTATTCGAAGAACACTTTTTAAATTTTTCTAAATCAAAATATGACTATACCAACATAATAAAAACACCACAGGGAACCCCATCAGCTGAAGATTCGGTTTTAATAAAGTATAGGAACTTTCAATTATTAGCAACTGAATTATTTAAAGTACCTGAATCGGTTTTTATAAGTGAAAATATAAGTGACAACGCAATTACCGCAATTAAAGATAAACAATTAGAATTAGTTTATGATTTACTTAATAAATTTATAAATTACGATCTATTGTTTGATAATGGTAATCCTTCTTTTTACAATAAAAGAGTATTTTATAGTTTAACTAGTTTACCTTTGGTGGACAAGATAGTACCTAAATCCTATAATTTAGATACCCCATATTCTTTACCGTCATTAAACGGTACGACTACTTTAGCCCAATCACAGAATGCCTATCCTGATGAGTGGAGAGCTTTAGAGACCTATGTTGGGTTCTCAACAATACCTCAGTTAGAATATACAAATATAGGATCATTTATCACCGATTTCTTTATTGATCTTGATATATCATTTTCTGTTGATAACATTAGAGATTTTGCCCCATTAATTAAAATATACGCAACACAAAAATTAAATGATAATACGTTTAATGAGTTTAAATTTAGAGAATTATTAAATAGTCATTTTGAAAGTTGTAATTTGTTTAAGAATGATATTATAAACACATTAATGCCTGAAGTCCTTAAAAACTTACCTTCACAGGTTATTACCCCACAACCAAATAGGGCGAATTATACTGGAAATATTGGTAGAATTGAGACTTGGGAAAAAATGAAGGCATTTAACGATAAATGGATTGCGGGAAATGATTATAAAGAAAATTCTCTTTTTGAAGACTTTTTATTTATAGATAGGGCATCAAGAAATATTGCAGGTGAAGTTTATTGTGATGTAGTTGCTTGGAAAGATAAACTTGAAGAATCTATTTTAAAAACCCCTGATAGACCACTTTGGCAAATATTAAGAGAACTAATAGAGGCGAGTGGATTTACCGTTTTGGATTACGCCGGGTATGTTAATTATTATGATGTAAATGATATATCAGTAAGACCAAACCCATCTAATCAAGGATCAACGTCAATTGCTAATGATATTTTTGGTACATTCTTAAATGTTGATTTTAGAAATTCTAAAAGTAAAATGGTTTGTACTTTTGCAAATGAATCAAGTAAGAATTTAGATATCCCTAATAGTGACTTTAGAAACGACGTATTCCAAATTAATAGACAATCCGAAAACCCATTATTGGAAAATCAAAGTAAAAAACAAGATTGGGGTCAGTCTAATAAATTAGTTGCTTTTAATATGGATGTTGGTAGATTTAATCAAGGTATATTTACAAGTTTTGACATTAATATGAATTCAGGTCAAAAAACCGCAGAAGAAATAAGAATGTTAGAATATACCGCAAATCAGGCGGGAGGTATTAATGTTACTCCACAAAGTCAATCAATGTATAATTTTTACAAATATAGAGTATATACTTGTGATGTCTCAATGTTAGGTAATGCTTTAATACAACCAAAAATGTATTTTAACCTAAGAAATGTCCCCATGTTCTCAGGACCATACCAAATACAAAGTGTTTCACACTCTATTGGACCTGGAAGTTTTACAACATCTTTTTCAGGAACAAGACAACCCGTTTATGAGATATCGGCTCAAGATTCATATCTACAAACAATATATAAGAATTTTGTTACACCACTTTTAAATAAAGTTAAAAATACAACAAGTGCAAATATAACAACAAACATAATTGGACAACAAAATAGTAAAATGAATACTGTTAACGGACCTAATACCCCAAGTTCAAATCAATGTGGTCAATTCTTAGTTTCTCCGTTTGATGTATTTAACTACTCCGCATCAACCCAAACAGTAATTTCTGAAGCAAGTATTGTTGACACAATTAAAACAACCGTAAATAGTAAATTACCATTAGGTAACCAAAATACTGCATTAAGATATTATATATTCATAATCGGATATATTGCTAATTATGATGGAACCACATTTAAAGTGAACTCAAATAATTTTGGAAATATACCTTTAAATCAATCACATTTAGGTGATAATGATTTATATATATCAGGAGTAACAAATAGTTACTATTGTCAAAGTAGTGGTAATGGGCAAATAATACCAACCGCGGCGTTTAGCTCGGTAACAAATCCAATTACAGTTTTAGTTAATAAATTTTTAAGTTTGGCTAAAAATCCTAATGGAGATACTTTCCTTTCTAATTTAACTACCGCCCAATTAACCACAAATCCAGCATTATTACCAATCGCCCAAGGGTTTGGTAAATTATATATTACCACATGGCCTAATCTTGTTGATGATAATGTGTACTTACAATTACAACCATCTGATCAAACATCATTAAACAATAAAATAATAAGTGCGATTAATAGGGCTAATGGATTAGGATTAGGTGCATAATTTAAAACATTTACACCTAACGATATATTTATAATAAAATAATAACTATGAATACAAAATTAATTTTAGACAATTATTTGGGTAAAAACACCAAGATTTCTGAAAAAGATATGGGTGACGGAACCAAACAAGTTTGTGATTTAGAGACAAACGAATGTTATGTTGTAAGAATGAAAGATGGTCTTATAGAAAGAGTAGACAATACTATGAATAAATTTAAAAAAATCCAGGTAGAAACTAAAACTGGTATAAAAACATTATTAAACGGATAAAATGAGTATAGACAGAAAAATTTTAGAAGAAATTAGAAGGGTGAATTTTATCACTAATTATATAACAGAACAAGGGGCACCTGAAGATCCTTTGGCGGGTTTAGGTGGAGCACCGGAACCTGAAGATCCTTTGGCGGGTTTAGGTGGAGCACCTGCACCTGACGCAGGAGGATTACCCACACCTGACGCAGGAGCACCGGCACCTGACGCAGGAGGAGCACCGGCACCTGACGCAGGAGGAGCACCGGCACCTATTGATGTTGCGACAGATCCTGACGTTGAAGAAGTTGGTAAAGAAGGAGAAGAAGAAGGAGAAGAATTAGATATTACTGATTTAGTTACCGCACAAAAAAATATTGAGGATAAACAAGAAGAATATTTCCAAAACTTGTTTAAACAATTAGAGGGTATGGACTCTAAACTTAAAGAAATGGATGGACTAACAAATAGATTAACATCTATTGAAGATAAAATTGAAAAGTACAGACCTAAAACTCCACAAGAAAAATTAGAATTAAGAAGTTTAGATTCAGGACCATTCAAACAAAAACTATCTGATTTCTTTGTTGATAAACAACAAGAAATGGAACAATCAGGAAAAAATGAATATATTTTAACTACAGATGAAGTAAAACAATATTCACCAAATCAAATCGAGGACACGTTTAATCAGTACGGCCAAGATGAAGATGATATGATGTAACATTTTTGAGAGGGACATCAGTGTCTCTCTCAAATTTTTTTAAATACTTTATTGACTACCCTATTTTTTATAACTATATTTTCTACGTAAACCTTTAATAAATATATACACAATGGCGACAAACAATGTTTTAGATGCAGTTTTGGCTCAATACGAGACCTCAAAACAAGGTGGTTCTTCTTCCACCTCAAAATTTACACAAGAAGAGAGAATGAAAAAGTATTTCGCGGCAATCCTTAAGGATAACGAAAAACAAGGACAAAAAAGAGTCCGTATCTTACCTACACCAGATGGTTCTTCACCATTTAAAGAAGTATGGTTCCATGAAATTTTT